TGAGGCGAGGGATTTCATGGTATCCTGTCTTGATGATATGAGCATGAGTTGGTCTGACATTATATCTGAGATTCTATCATTCCTCACGTTCGGATGGTCCTATCATGAGATTGTTTACAAATCGAGAAACGGTGAGATGAGCGATAGTCCCAGCAAATACGACGATGGCCGCATAGGTTGGCGCAAGATACCGATAAGGGCGCAGGATACACTCGATAAGTGGGACATAGACGACAATGGGGTGACAAGGGCTATGATACAGGTCGCGCCTCCTAGGTACAAGACTTCTATTATTCCAATAGAAAAGGCATTACTATTTCGGACCGAATCATCCAAGGGCAATCCCGAGGGTGTGTCGATACTACGTTCAGCATACAGGCCGTATTATTTCAAGAAAAAACTTGATGCTATAGAGGGAATCGGTATAGAACGTGACTTGGCAGGTCTTCCCATGTTCGAGGTTCCTACGGACTACCTCAAGAGCAGTGCATCAGATGAACAAAAGGCATTTGTAGCCAGACTCAAGAGAATAGTGACGCGGATAAGGAACGACGAGCAGGCTGGTCTTGTGGTTCCTCTAGCATATGACGAGAATGGCCATCAACTTTTCAAATTCTCGCTTGTATCATCCCCGGGCACAAAGCAGATAGACATGGATAAGGCCATACAAAGAAAGACCCGCGAGATGGCGATGAGCGTCCTTGCTGATTTCATACTCATAGGACACGAGAAAGTTGGTTCATTTTCACTCAGTTCAAGCAAGACCCAGCTTTTTGCAACAGCACTTGGCGCATTCCTCAAATCCATAGGTGAAGTGTTCAATAGATATGCGGTACCCAGACTGTTCAAACTCAACTCATGGGCACTTGGAAAACTACCCCGTATAGTTCCAGGAGACATAGAGTCAATAGACCTGCAGGAACTCGGGGCATTCTTGGGGGCACTCTCTGGTGCCGGAGCACCCTTATTTCCGGATGATGAACTCGAGAGTCATCTCCGCAAGGTGGCGGGCTTGCCTGCCAAGGGACAGCATACGGTATGAGGGTGCCACCTTGTTTCGGATGATAAAACACGAGCCCGTCTTTAAGGCCAAGCGGGTGACCTTTCCCAATATGAAGAAGTACCAGACGTATCAAAGAATGGCCGACGCCATGACAGGATTCATGGTAACTAGCCTGGATAAAGGCATCAAGTCTTTCAGGAAAAGGATAGATATTGAGAAACTGGCCGAAGCCGTGGCTGGCGGAAATGTGAACGATGTCATCGCATTGTATCCGCTGGTGGGTTTGGGAGATGAACTTGGCGATTACAAGAAGAATATAAGTGCCCTCATGGTTGACTCTGGTCTTCTGACATTCAAGGACATCCCAAGGGTAAGGAATCCTCTATTCACATTCGACACCGAAAATCCGCACATAAAGCGAACGGTAGACAAAAACATAGGCAAACTGATTGAGAATGTTACCGAGGAGTCGAGACTGGCGGCTGTTGACATGGTAACACAGTCGTGGAATCGGGGTTTACCACCCAGGAAATCAGCGAAACTAATAAAGGGTACATTCGGCCTCAATAATAGGCAGGCATTGGCGTCACTCAATTATTCCGACAACCTTGAGAAGGCTGGTATCAAGGGTCTGAAACAGGAGCGATTGGTCGATGACTATGTTGACAAGTCCCTGAGATATAGAGAGAACATGATAGCACGCACTGAGTCGATAAGGGCCGTCAATCTGGGACAAATAGAACTTTGGGACCAAGCCGCCGATGCGGGACTCTACGACCGTGGCAGGATGCGAAAGGTGTGGGTTGTCACACTAGATGATATGACGTGTCCATGGTGCACCGAGATGAGCGGTCAGTACGTTGAGGTTGACCAGAACTTCCAGAGTCCTGAGTTCGGAAGTGTGGAGTCGCCGCCACTCCATCCGCATTGCAGATGTATGATGAACCTTGAGGAGGTGTCTAGTGAATGACGGTTTCATAAGGACGATAGCGCGCTCTATAGTTAGGAAGTTCGGTGCGATAGAAAAGCTGGGAGTCATAGAGATGAGACCCTCGACGCTCCGAAAAACCACCGATGACGAGGTATTATCAGCATGGCATAGGCTCAACCAACTCTACGGGTCCGCAAGGGATAGCGGTAATGCCGTAGAGGATTATGTCAATGCAGGGGTATTCGTCCTTGACGAGATGAAACGCAGGAAGTTCGATGTTGACAAAGAACTTCCCTTTTACAAAGTTGTGACTCAGTGGATGGATACCGCCAAACGTCACCGGGTTAGGAGTGCATTTTCCAAACTTCCTGATGAGATATTTCTCATTGAGAAGTTCGTTTCAATAGCAGGGTCCCAAGCCGCACAAAATACGAACACGGACCCCCAAGATACCGACCTCATAATCAGGGCCGACCTATCGCCGGATAACCGTAACCTGCACCTCAATTGGGACCTCATGTGGGTGGCACTACGCAGATTCTTCGACCCCGATAAGTTTGGAGATGTACATTATGTCCCCTCGGCTCAGGGGTCCTTCACTGACCATATACCATGCTATGACTTAGTACTCAGGCGTCGGCCCGAATTCAGCATAGAAGTTGTGGAGAAGGCCATGGGATTCAAGCCGTTCGACAAGTTCATTCCACCCAAACCCACCATGATGTCATTCACGGAGTTTTTCTCGGTAGACGAATTATGGAACAATTGGGCCGATGGGATGCTCAAGGCCAACAAACGCATCGGGGTAGAGCCCAAGTGGAAGGGGTTTCGAGGAATCCTTGAGAAGAAGGGCGATCATATTAAATTATGGTTTGAAGGCAAACCTGATATCGACCAACTCAAGAAATCAGCGTTCTATAGAATCCGTGACCATGCCATGTCCATACCGGATGATTTCACACTTGACTGCGATGTGGGAATCAAGAAGGCAGGCAAGTTTATACGGCGTAATGATCTGATAGTCCTGAACTCGGACGAGCCGGTACTGGAGCCGAATGAGGAAATAACATTGACTTGTTTTGACCTGCCATATTGGCAGACAGATTTGACGGACAAACCATTCTCTTTCAGGCGTGACAGGCTTGAGGATTTTTTCTCCCAATACCTAATAGGAGCCAGAGAAAAGATATTCATTCTATCACCGATAAAATGGATAACAAACAAGAAAGAGTTGGCCGATGCAACAAAGTGGGCCATGGATGAGTTTGATTACTCCGAGGGCACAGTGGATAAGACCGAGAATGGAGCATATGCTCTGAATGGGTCAACCAACGAATGGGCCAAGATAAAGCGTGTTGCCGAGGTCAAGGTTATTGTCCTAGACAAGAAAAAGACTAAAGGGGGGGCTTATGTCTACACAGGAGGTCTCATTCCAACTCCTGAATACGGTTACTCGAATCTCACAGAACTGAACGGAAAGAAATACGTCAACCTTGGTAATTCCTTCTCCACTAGTATTGATGCTAAGGTTGGAGACACAATAACAGTTCAGATTATCGAATTGCTACCAGTAGAGAATGAGACTACGGATGAGCCTGAACTTGCGTGGTACGGCCCGATAGTCCAGGACGTGGATGACAGTAGAAAGGAACCCTATACCGTTGTGCAGGCACTTGACCTCTCGGAGAGGCATAATGTCCTTGAGGGCAAGCCCATACGCATCGTGAATCAGGAAAACGTCGATGAAGGCGGAACGAGAAGCGCCGCCGCAGCCCGCAATTGGGCTCAGAATTGGGCTGACCTATTGCCAAAGAAATCAAACAAGGGCAAGTTTGCATATCAACACCACTGGCGGGGCTTGGTGGAAGATGAACGGAACTGGACTGAGGGCAGACTGCTTGATACAGATAACAGTGTGCACGGCGATCTCAGAATGGAAGCCGATGACCATCTTTGGGGTCTCACGATATTCCTGGGTAGGGCATCCGATGTCAAAAAAGCTGGGGGTGATAGACTTGATACCCTCAAGCCTGATGATTCTCTGCAGATAGCGTGGAAACTCGTGCAGCCCAAGTCATGGCTCGATGTCGGAAAGGCTAAGCCTTTGATAGTTGAACCAGGAGGAATCGCAGCATCAAAGAACCTATGGGGAAAGTTCTTCATCGAGGATTCTGGAGAATATGAGATAACCTATGCCAAGGAGCACTTTATCGAGGTGTTTCTGTATGGAAATAAACTCAAGGGTCGGTACATATTCGAGTTTGCTCCAGTTGGAGAACAACGCATATGGATTATCAGGAAGCCAGATGACCAGACACCGTACATTGAGGGTGTAAAGCTGGAAGATGAGGTCAGGGACCAGAAGTCCAAGGGCCGTAAATGGATATATTTTGTCGAGGACTCAAAGCCCGTTATCATTGACCTTGTGAAGGCCCAGCCGGAGGACTTCAGGAAAGAGGACGAGAGTAGGCTTGCCAAGGCTGAGATAATCCAGAAATCTGATGAAAAGCAGATAGTGCTCGGTATTGTTCTCGTGCCAGATAAGAAGGACGCTCATGGCGATACGATGACCACGGAAGACATAGAACAGACGGCGCATAATTACCTTGTACAGGCACGAACGATAGGCTTGATGCACAAAGTCAAAGCTCCCGCAGTATTGGTAGAGAGTTTCATAGCACCCGTCGACATGCA